ATCCATACCCGAACCCATCCGTTTGGGTATTTTTGACTTCCTTGTGAATCAATATTTAATTTGTCGCCAAATCCTCCTGTTCTAATATTAAAAAAGCTATAATGGTCAACCCCATTTTTTGTAATCTCTAATTTAATTGTTTCTTTTAATCCAGGATGAGCCCAGCAACTTACAATCGTATTGCCACCCCCAGTAGGTCCATTGTTTATAGTCATTTTATGTTCTCCATTTACAGCAGAAGCTTCTAAAATATCTGCTTCCTCAACTAGGGAAGGGGCATTAAAATCATTGGCCGTTATAACTAAATTAGTTAACGTCCAGCTACCATAATCTATGCTGTATGTATTCTCATTTGTCGCTTGTTGCTCACAAAATAAGACCGGACAGGGTAATAAATCGCCCTCGGCAGATAATGGATAATGTTGTCTAATCTCATTATTGCCCGTTTGTAAATATTGACCCTCTTGTGTCATCCGATAGGCTTCGCTAGACCTTACTACATCAAGCGTAGTTAAAGTATCGGGTACTTGAGCGTACACCTTCTCGTCTTTGTACGCCGATGGTACATATGCAAAAACCGGTGTTTTACTCATCTTTTATATAATTATGTTAGCTGTTTGAAATACTAGCGTCATTTCGCATTCTTGCGAACTTGTGCCAATACCTACAGTCTCAACTCCAGAAATATTTATCATATCTCCGGCGACTAAACTATAAGCCAACCCGGTTACAAATCTACCCGGAGTCGTTCCGTCATCAACATCAGTTAATGTTATGCCCAAACTTCCTTCATTTGTATAATTACCCGCTGCTGTACAGCTATCTGTCAAAGGGTTATTTAGGGTATATAAAAATACCTCCCAAGTTGCACCAGCAGGAATACTCGTTGCCGTTGAACTAATCCATTTAAAACCCGCTGACACCAGCTTACAATCTTTAGGTACACAAAATACAGAGGAGTGAGTTGAAGCACTACTCGCTGAATTTCCAAACTCTAATGTATCGCCAAAAATTCCAGGGTCACCGCCAAACATATTTTTAAAGGTTCCTGTTACCATAAAGAAACCATCCCCAATCAAATTTTGTGGTGAAATTCTTGTGTTAACATTACCTCCGCTATCGTATCCAACCATTTCTGTAATACTACTTGAGCTAACTCTAGGGTCAAATTGTGAAAACTTTTTATCTGCCATTTTATTTATTATTAATTATTAATTATTTATTATTACTTTTTTTTTATTACTCTGTTACAGGTATATTGTCTGGAAATATAAACGTAAATTTTACCCAGTCAAATGCTCGTGAAGCATAAAAGCCGCCGTCTTTAGTTGCTTTAAGCATTAATCCAGCAAACCCAGCATCGTCAATATAGCAAAATGATATAACCGGATCGTCTTCATCTGAATTGCTTATATATTCTGCGTGTAACAGGCTCAATTGCGACTCTGGCAAATATGAGGGTGGAGGGTCTCCCCGATCTATTCCGAGCTGCGTTTGCCATACCTCCCTGGCATTGTCTATTGCTTCTTTAACAAAAGAGCCATTATCCCACGTAAATTCCCATTCCTCAACGTCTCCACTAATAGACGACACCATTCCGTCTAAAATATTATTTGGATCCGAAAGAATCACTAGTCGAGGGTCGCTGTCTTCATTTTGAACGACTTGCATATATGCCTCGTAAACTCCTCCGTAAGGAGCTCCATTATTAATTGTTGTTCGTACTGCCATAATTTTAATTTTTATTTATTATTAAACTGCTGCATCTACTAAATCTGCTAATGCTGGATAGTATCTAAACTCTACCTCTGAATAAGGGACTCCATCTCCAATTGTATCTCCTGTTTGTACATATAAATTAAGAAATTCAGGAGTTGACTCTTCAGCATTAAATTGCCAAGTTGAAACGACTTCGTCAAAAGATTCTATTCCTCCGTTTGACCACATTGAGAATCCAGATGCTGATGCACATAAAGGAGAAGGC